ATGATTGCCTTTTTGGATTTTTTGGGCGGTTCATTGTTAGCTAAAATGGTGTTAGGGGAGGAAAATGACTAGAGAAGAAGAGATTAAATTTAGAGATGAACGTGCTATCAAGGCGATGAGTCTTTTAGAGCAAGATTATTGCGGATATCATGAAAGCGATGAATGCAGAGCAAATAAAATTGCCAATCTCGCGTTTGTTTGGGCTGACGTTATGCTAGAAGAAAAAAAGAAGAGAGATGAAAAATATGACTAATTTAATGATAAGCGGCGAGTTTCTTTTTAAGCTTTCCGACACCCATGGATTACCAATTGAGGTTGCCACACAGGAAATTCTAGAGAAAGGGCATTCTATAAACTGGTTTGAATTTATAAAATCAGCAGAAAAAGCAGGCTGGAAAAAAAGAAAGATTATCGAAAAGATTAAATCAGCTATGCAGGATTTAATAGGATTCGATGAATACAAGGATGGATTATTGACCAGATTAGAATTGTATGATAAGAAGCTATCTTAAGCCACCCAAAGAGGAGCGCAACGGATTTAAGGATAAGGAGAGATTGGCAAAGATTCATTCGCTCCCGTGCGTTGTTTGTTTTACGAAAGGATTAGAGCAAAAGACAAAGACAATCGCCCATCATTCTATTGGTGGAGGCTTAGGACTAAAGGTAAGTGATCTAAAAACCTGCGCCCTTTGCGACTGGCATCACACAAGAGGGGGAAAAGGTGAGGCAATACACGAAACGCCCTTGCATGAATGGGAAAGTAAGTTTTGGACACAAGAAGAACTAATTGAACTGACTAACAAAATGCTAGAAAGTGCTTGACTTTAAAAATAAATCACTTGACATTCCTCGCGAAGCAGCAGGGTGGCTACAATTTAAATTTAATATGAAAACATTAATATTCTTAATCGCACTAACCATTTCAACAGCAGCAAATGCGAGTTGTTTTTGCGCTTGTATTGATGGCGTAAATCAACCAGTTTGCACAGGGGCTTTAAACATTGAGCCTATTTGTCCACCAGCAATTTGTAATTAGTATGAAAAACAAAGGCGGAAGACCTTCTAAATACTCAAAGGAATTGGCAGATACCATCTGTGAAAGAGTAGTTGAGGGTAAGAGCTTGATTAAGATTGCTAAAGAATTGGGATTTCATTTGTCTTCTTTTTTTAAGTGGATTGGCGAAGAAGAAGGCTTTTCCGACAAATACGCACGCGCAAAATCAGAACAAGCTGATACTTTGATTGAAGAAATACTTGATATTGCAGACGATTCAAAGGGTGATTCTTATTTAGACGAAGAAACAGGCAAATTGATAACAAATCACGAAGTTATTGCCCGCTCTCGCTTGAGAGTTGACACTAGAAAATGGGTTGCTGGTAAGATGAGACCTAAGAAATATGGGGAAAGGATTGAAGACGCCTCAACTCAACAATTACCTCCAATTACAATCAATCTGAAAACTGAGTAAAAAATGAAAGAAATAAACAAAAAAAATGAAGTGATTTTGGGATCATTTAGACCAGAGGGGCAGGGTTGCACAGTTTTCTACAAGATAGAAAATGGTCAAGCTGAAACGATAAAAGTTGTATTCGATCATCATGATTCAATTGATTATGATGGTAAAGGCAATGTGATTGACAATGCTTAAAGACAGGGTCAAAACCTTTCAAGTTAGCGAAACAACCATTTCTCAACATGGCAATGGGAGACCTGTGGATGATAGCTTTGAGAATGATGAGGAAGCTTTAGGGCAAGCTACCAAAAATGGCAAAGTAGTTTTTTTTGATGAAACTTTAAACATGTTCTTTTGCCAATATGTCTTTTATAAGAATCACTTTTTAGAAGAGTTAAAATTGAGCGTGCGGATCGCAAAGAAGAACGTGCAAATAAGTTGCAATAATTATTATAAACAACAATTAGATCTAGCTGAAAACAACTTATCCAACTTTTTGCATAATGGAGTTTAGCCTTCACCCTCGCCAAACACAATGCTTCTTAAGTGAGGCAACAGAGATTCTTTATGGTGGAGCAGCAGGAGGGGGAAAGTCTCACACAATGCGGGTTATTGCTATCTTTTACGCAATGTCAATCAGCAACATTCAAATCTATTTATTCAGAAGATTATCAGAAGATTTAAAGAAGAACCATTTGGATGGTGCAAGTGGTTTCAATGTTTTGCTAGCTGAGTATGTAGCGGCTGGACTGGTAAAGATTAACTATTCAACAAGTCAGATAGTTTTCAGCAATGGAAGCAAGATTAATCTTTGCCATTGCCAATATGATAAAGATGCTCTGAAATATCAAGGCGTTGAGATTAATCTGCTTTTGATTGACGAGCTTACTCACTTCAGCGAATACATTTACAAATTCCTTCGTTCCCGTGTTCGTCTTGGTAGCTTACAAGTAGGCAAAGAGTTTGTGGGTAAATTACCAAAGATTATTGCAAGTTCCAATCCGGGCGGAGTTGGTCACCAATTCGTTAAAGAATACTTCATTGATAACAAAGAGCCTTTCAAGATTTATCAGTTAGAAGCAAAAGACGGTGGGATGAAAAGACAATTTATACCTGCGAAGTTAGCTGACAATCCTACAATGCTTGAGAACGACCCAATGTATGCAGATAAACTAAGCGGACTTGGTGGAGCTTTAGCAAAGGCGATGTTAGAAGGTGACTGGGATGCAATAGACGGAGCTTACTTTGATAAGTTTGACAAAGCTAAGCATGTGATTGAGCCTTTCGAGATTCCTGCACAATGGTATAGAATAAGAGCGTTTGACTATGGCTATGCTGCGCCTTTTTCTGTTGGTTGGTATGCGGTAAGTGAGGGCAAAGAGATTAATGGGCAATGGATTCCAAACGGCGCTTTGATTAAATACCGTGAATATTATGGGACAACTGGCAAGGCTAACGAAGGGCTAAGAATAGAAAACAATCAACTAGCTGCCGAGATTATCAGATTACAAGGTGAAGAGAAAATAAGAGATTCAGTTGCAGACCCTGCAATATTTGCACACAATGGCGGCGTAAGTATTGGCGAGCAATTACAAAGATGTGGCGTTGATTTCAGAAGAGCGGATAATGAGAGGGTTGCAGGTTGGCAGCAAATACGCTACAGACTTGTGGGTGATGACAGGCCAATGATTTACTTCTTTAAGAATTGCGTCCACACAATAAAACAATTGGCAATCTTGCAACATGATAAGTCCAAGCCAGAAGATTTAGACACCGACATGGAAGACCACGCAGCGGATGAGACGCGTTATGCTTGCATGAGTCGCCCGTTGACAATTAAACATGTTGATGCAATTGTGAGAGAAGAAGGTAAAATTTACGTCGATGAACAGACTAAAATTATGAAAAACTTAATCAAGCGCAGCAATGATACAAGACTCTAACCAAATCGAAGACCTCAAAACATTCAAAGAAGAAAACGGCGAGACTTGGCGTTGGAATTACTGGAGAGACCAGCTTAATAATTCAATTGAAGAGTCTAAAGACTATCTTGATGAGAGCGAGAGAATCATCAACATTTTCAAAGGTAATTCTTACAGAGCATCGAACCAAGCTGGCGACACACTACAAGTAAAGCCTGTTTACAATATCCTTTACTCTAACGTTGAAACACTGAAGCCCCTTGTATTCTCAAGACTACCTAACCCAAGAGTTCGCAAGAGAAACCTAGAGAAAAACAACATTAACAAACTTATCTCGATCATTCTTGAGCGCAACATTAAGCGAGTTCTAGAAGAAACTGATGCACAGAACGTAATTGAGCAATCAAGAGATGATTATTTAGTGACTAAGCGCGGTGTGCTTAAAGTGTTATTCGAGCAAGACATCGAAGTGAAAGAAAAGGTTGTAGAGGAAGTTGACGAGATGGGTAATCTTGTGCAAAGAGCTGAGGAATACGAAGAGTTAGGAGAAAAGAAAATCTTTCTTGAATATGTGAGCTACAAAGATATTGTGTTCTCTTGTGCTAGTAAATGGGAAGATGTGGACTGGGTAGCATTTAGGCACTACATGACCAAGGATGAATTGAAAAAAAGATTTGGCAGAAAGACCAACCTAATCAACCTAGACAATGAAGTTGCGCCAAACACTTTGAAAGATGGCGGTAAAGATGGCATATTTAAGAAGGCTGAAGTGTGGGAGATTTGGGACAAAGAGACTAAGAAGGTTTACTTCTTTTGCGAAGGATATGACAGAGGAGTTTTAAAGACTGTTGATGATTCTTACAATCTGCAAAACTTCTTTA